GTAGACGAAAACATGATGGTTCCAGGACAGTCTATGGATATATACCCTGGAAAAATATTTAGAAGACAGTCAGGTGCTCCTGGTACAGGTATTACAGGAATTAAGTTTCCAAGCACTGCTGTAGAAAATTTACAAATGTATGATAAGGCAAGACAACTTGCTGACGAAGAAACTGGTATACCAAGTATAAGTCACGGACAAACAGGTGTGACTGGTACTGGTCGTACTGCATCAGGATTATCTATGTTGATGGGTTCTGCCTCTTTAGGTATTAAAACCGTAATCAAAAACATAGATGACCACCTTCTAAGACCTCTAGGAGAAAGTATGTTCATGTGGAATATGCAGTTCTCAGAGGATGAAGAAGACATAATGGGTGATTTGGAGATCAAGCCTAAAGGTACATCGTCTGTAATGCAGAAAGAAGTAAGATCGCAAAGGTTAACAATGTTACTACAAACAGTAACTAATCCTATGCTTGCTCCTTTCGTTAAATTACCTACGTTGATTAAAGAGTTAGCTATAGCTCAGGACATGGACCCTGACGAATTAGTTAATGACATGAACGAAGCACAAATATTTGCTGAAATGCTGAAAGGATTGAACAATGGACAAACAACTGGCGAAGAGACTCCTACCCCTAGTCAACAACAACCAGACATGGGAGCCCCTCAAGGAGTTCCTGCAGGAGCAAATGCTGCTGACCCAACAGGCGTTGGTGGTGGCACAGTCGGAACAGGAACTACGCCAACTCCAGGGGAAGGGGGCTTTTCTGGTAACGTTACTCCAATTACAGGACAGGGTGAGGGCGGAATCTAAAAGAGATGATGGAAGTTAACGAAGAAAATAATCAAATACAACTAGATGATGGTAGCTTCTTAGATATAGGAGAACCAACACCTCTTGAAAAAAGAGCAGAAGAAGTTTTTGGTTTAACTCCAAACATAGATAGACCTACTTTTATACCGCTACCTATGAAGCAAGAGGATGGTAGTAGAAAATTAACGGCTCCAGTTGCACTTTATGAACCTTTAAAATTTATTACATCAGCACTACACGTTTTTAAAGGCGGTGGTATTACAGAAGAAGAAATAATAAATTTTGGACTTACTTTTTCAGGTGCAGGTGTTGCTTCTAGGGTAGGCAAAAAAAGTGTAGATGCTGTAGGTGATATAATTAAAACTAAAAAAGGTAAAGAACTAACTGAAAAAGAATTAGATACATTTAAAACTGATGGAGTATATCATTCTGACACTGGGGGTCTACCTGTTAAGAAAAAAACTGATCTTACATACCCAGTAAAATATGATCCTTATTATTCTACAGATGATGCTTTAAAAATAAGATTTAATGAAATAAGAAATAAAAATTTTGTAACGCCATTTAAGGACAATCTGTCTAGAGAATATCCTGCAAGTGTTAGTACAAAAGATGTTGCAGAGTTTTATAGTAGAGGTAATCCTCTTCAAAATAAATCAGGTATACACAATATATCTTCTGATTTTAGTTACCTATATCATGGAAAAGTAGGTAAAGAAACATTAGATAATTTATTTAATTTTAGATTACCCAAACATCAAAAAAAATTAAGAACTGCTCTAAATAGCAAGAGAGACATGTTTCCCTTTACATACAAATCAAGAGAAAATATTGTTACATTTAGAAATGCAAACGAACTTATAAATTCTGCAGATTTTAAAAAGGGGCACTGGGAATTACTTGAAGATGCTAGAGTAGTTGAAGCTATACAACAAAATAATTTTTCTGGAAGTATAGTTACGGAGATGTACACTACGAATGGAGTACCTACAAGACTTCCTCAACTTCATTTGTATGATGGAAGTTTAGTAACAGATTTAAAATTAGTACAAGATACTTTACCAAATATGGTTGAACGTTTAATGCACCTTAATAAAAATAAACGAATGTGGCAAAGTGCTGTAGATGAAAATCCTACAGAAGCCTCAGAAACCCAATTAAGAAAAATAAAACAAGCTATTAAGTTTATAGAAAATTTAATAGTAAAACAAGGTAGTAAAAATTCACCTAATGTATCGCAATCTATTGCTTATAAAAATTTAGAATTAAGAAAAAAGAAATTAGAAAAAACATTAGAAGATTCTGAAAAAGTTGTTGATATAAATGTAAAATCTAAAATAGAAGATTTAGAAAGAGGAATGGGATTTGTTGATATAAAAACAGATGATCTTGATAACATAGCCAAAGCTAAAAAAAGATATGACGCAGGACTAGATGCAGGTAAATTACCAGAAGATGATCCTAGATTAGGAGAGGGTAATGTTAGAAATTTATTTCCTAGAAATATAGATGAGGTAGATGAATAATGAAAAAAAATAAAAAAACCCTACACCCCTCTATGTACAGAAGTGATGGAACAATAAAATCTGCAATAGGCTGGAAAGGTCCTATTAAAAATAATATTACTGGTGACACTATGACGGAACTTTCTATAGGTGCACCTGGTAGTGAAGAAGGTTTTTACCCTTTAATGAATCCTTACATGACAGATGAACAAATAGAATTTATTAAAAATATTAATCTTAAAGGCAACGCTGAAGTGTTAGGTGAAACACCAGAAGGTAGAGCTCTAAGAGCAACAGCTCGTAGGCACTACGAAGAAAGTTTAAAAAAAGGTATAAGCCCATTTGTTAGTTACACTAGTGATCCAGAAGAAGCTAAAAAAGCAGATGAAGAAATGAAAAAAGAACTTATACGACAACAAGAAGCTAAAGATGCCAATGTTCCTAAGTTGCAAGAGGGTGGTTTTATAGACATGCAAGATGATGTACCAGAGGGAACAGGAACAACTGGAGCTAACATAACTTTTGAAGAACCACAAGTTACTACTCCAGAAGGTGACCAAGGTATGATTACATCTACTGACTCTGGAGTTCGTAGAGATGAAGTGCCTTCTAATATAGATACATCCGAAGGTTTTTATTCTGTAAATCCAGCACCAGGAGAAAGTGCTGCAGGTTTTGCTGAACGTAATCCTTTACCTACGCTTGAAGAACAATTTCCTGACCCAGCACCAGAAGACCCTAATGCATATAGACCTGATGAAGGCTATGTAAGTCCTAGAATAACAACTACCGTAGAAGATATTACAGGTTACAGCCCAGAAGGTAGTGGAGATATGGGTGATGCTACTGATCCTCTAGTAGATCAACTTACTGATAGTGCAGGCACAGGACCTTCTGATGATGATATAGCATATACTGACCCTGGTCTTGTTTCTGCTGTTAATACGATAGAAAATGTTATAACAGGCTCAACTGCTGCAGATATGGTTAGTGAGGCTCTTGACACTACTAAAGGAAATGTTCCTGAAGGGTGGTCATTAGATGGTTATATAGAGTTTATAGCTGCTGCAAATCCCATATACTATGGAGATGGTACCCCACAGATAGGTCCTGATGGTACCTTTGGTTTAATTAACGAAGACGGCACTCCAAACTTTCAATCTGAAATATTTACCACTAACGTACCAAATTTATCTTTTGTAGATGCTAAAACAGGAGCAGTTTTTACTTATGGAGATAGAGCTCCTAACGAAGACGATTTAGCTTTTGACATACGTTACATGACAAAAGAAGAAGCTATAAGTCAAGCAGAGTTATTTAATAATTGGGATGACATATCGGCTAATAAAACTTTTCAATTTACTGCTACACCAGGGCGTCTAAGTCTAGATGAAATATCTAAAGCAACTGGATTATCTAAAGAAGTTATTGTTGCAAGAAATGAACAACTATTTAAAGATAAATATGGTGTAACTGTAGACAATGTTGGCGGTTTAGGTAGTTTAAATTTAAATGAAAACGAAACTCTAACATTACCTGAAAGATTAAAAAGAAGTCCCTTCAAACAAAAACTAGATAGTATGGGTGACTGGTTTACTGAGATAAAAAATACTCAGTTAGGAAGTCTGCCTGGAGAAACCAGAATAACTTTAGGAAATATTGCTGACGATATGTTTGCAGGATTAGCCGCAGGTTTTTTAACACCTGATGGTAAGTTTGATGCTGAAAAATTTGCAATAGCAGGTGCAGGTAGTTTTGCTAAAACTAACGTAGTAGACGCATTTTCTAGTAAAGCTGTTATAGAAACTTTAGCAAGTGGGGGTATATCAGTAGCAGATATTGCTAGTAAGATCAATGTAAACATAACAGACTTAGCTGCAGATAAAGCTATAGATGCAATTATGTTATCTGAAAATTACGATAAACTATCTAATGACGCAAAAAATTTAGTAGAAAGTGCAAATACAGCTTCTAAGCATATGAAAGCTATAGGTGGTGCAGCAGCCAGTGCGATTACTACGCTAGCTTTAGGAGGTACCGCAGAAGATGCTGTTAAAGCTGGAGCCCTTACAGCAGGTGGCGTTTATGGTGCAGAGTATTTAGTAAAAGATGTAGGTATGCCAGCAGGTCCTGCAGGAGCAATAATAGGTGCAGCATTAGCTGTACTCCAAGGTGGTGGTGCAGAAGAAGTTGGTAAAGGTGCTACCTACGGTTATATGTTATCTAACCCTGCTACAGCTCCTTTTGCTTATGCACTTATGGCAGTAGAGTTTATACTAGGTATGAAAAAACCATCAAACAAAACTGCGTATTACACATTTGATTTAGATGATTTTGAAGGGCTGTCTTTTTCTCAAGGCGATTACGATCCAGATAAAGCCAATGAAAGTAATGTAGAATTTATAAAAGGTATTGGAGAACCTTTGCTTCCTATAGTAAAAGGTTTAGAAGAAACTAGTGGCATGAACCTTATAGGAGATTTACAATTTCATTATGGGGGTAGAGATGGATTATATTATACAATAGGTAGTAGAGATATTTCAGGAACGCCTGAAGAAATGTTTTTAAATAGGTTAGATTACTTTGATGGTAAAGATCAATCTACAGCAGATGGTGGAAGTGTATACAGAAGTAGACGATTTTCTGCTGATAAAAGCGGTATCTCTCAAATGTATAAAGAACTTTTAGGAGAATTATCTTACATAGTAAAAAACAATATAACAGATTTATCTGGCTATACAGGCAAAAAATTAAGTTTAGAAGAAACTAAAGAACTGCTATCTAGAACTACTAACGCAGGTATACCTAACGTAGGTCTTAAGAAAGGTGGAAAAACGCTTGACAAAAATACAAAAGTGTTGTATAATAGTAACCAAGCAAAGAATTACGGACTTGTCGACAGAAAAGGCAAAGCTCCACCGTCTGCAAGAGCAGATGACGTTCCAATGACTTTAAAAGAGGGAGATTTTGTACTCTCTCAGCCTGCAGTAGCCCTTTATGGTGAAGACACTATAAACAGAATGGTTCAAAGAGCAGCTAACGAAGCAGGCACAAATCTTAAATCTGGTGGTAAAGTACCAGTTAATGTACACAACGGTGAATACATTATACCTAAGAAATTAACAGAATATATAGGCTCCAATGTTCTAGAGAATATGAACAACAGGGGTCTTATGTCAGTTGGTGAAAGACCCAACACCTAATCGACAGCTACTTGCGAAAGCAACCCTGTCTCTTTAATAACTAATATGGGCTACCTGCAGCAACAGCCCCCATTGAGGTACAGATGAACGAAGAAAACCAAAAGGAAAAAGAAGACCTAGAACCAGTTCCATATCAAGGAGCTTACAGGCAAGAACTAGATGATGAACCAGAAGCGGACACCACAGAAGAGGATACTCAGCAAGAGGCTACTCCGCAGGCAAAATCAGAAAGTTTTGTAGAGAAGACCGAATCAACAGAACCTGAACATGATTATAAAAAAAGGTATGATGATTTAAAAAGGCACTATGACGCTAAAATAGAAGAGTTTAAAGGAAAAGAAAAAGAACTTTTAGACTTAGCAAAACAAGCATCAGATGGTGGTATTAATTACAAGCCACCTAAAACTCCTGAAGAACTAGAAAAGTTCAAACAGGAATATCCAGATGTTTATAACGTTATAGAAACGGTGGCATATTCTCAAGCAGATAATAAGACTAAATCTCTGCAGTCAGAAGTTGAAGAACTTAAAAAAGAAAGAGTACAGCTAACTAAACAGAAAGCTGAACAAGAACTTTTAAGATTACATCCAGACTTTATGACTATTAAATCAGATGAAGATTTTATTAACTGGTTAGAAGAACAACCACCATCCATTGCAGATGGAGTTCTTAAGAATAACACAGATGCAAAATGGGCTTCTAGGGTACTAGACTTGTATAAAGCCGATAAAGGTATTAATCGTACATCAAAACAGAAAGACACTTCTGCTGCTGAATACGTTCCAACTAAAAAGAAAGCGGAACCTAGTAAAGGCAAGAAAGAGTGGACTTCTGAGGAAATCAGACGGATGAAACCTCACGAATTTGAAAAGTACGAAAAAGAGATCGACTTAGCAAGAAGAGAGGGCAGAATCCGTTAGTTTATTAACTTTTTAACTAACAAGGATATAGATTATGGCTATCTCAAGTTCAGCAGGTTATACTAACTTGCCTTCAGGTAATTTTTTACCTGAGATTTACAGTCAAAAAGTTCTTAAATTCTTCCGTAAAGCTTCAGTTGTTGAGGATATTACCAACACTGACTATACAGGAGAAATTGAAAACTTTGGCGATACTGTAAGAATAATAAAAGAACCAACAATCTCTGTCTCTTCATATGCAAGAGGTGCTGCAGTTAATACGCAAGACCTAGCAGATGATGAAATTCAATTAACTATTGACAAAGCTAACGCATTTGCTTTTAAAGTAGACGATATTGAAGAAAGACAAGGACACATTAATTTTGAAACACTAGCAACGTCAGCAGGTGCATATGCACTTAAAGACAGCTATGATTCAGAGGTTCTCTCAAACATCGCTTCAAGTGTTACTTCAGCTAACACATATGGTGCGGACCACGCAACAAACTCAATCGACACTGGTTTTGATACTGGTGAAGTTGACCCTATTAACGTACTTGCTAGACTAGGAAGACTCCTAGACGACCAAAACGTTCCTACGGACAACCGTTGGGCTGTAGCTGCTCCGATTTTCTTTGAACAACTACAACAAACAAGCTCAAAATTAGTCGATGCTAACTTCTTAAACGAAGGTAGTTCACAAATTAGAAATGGCTTAGTAGTTCCACAACTAGTAAACGGCTTTAGACTTTATAAGTCAAACAATATGCCTGCTGCTAGTACTTCTGACGTTTATCAAGTGTTAGCAGGACACCAAGGCGGTGTATCTACTGCTTCACAAATTGCTAAAACTGAAGTTGTAAGGGACACTGAATCTTTCGCTGATATTGTTCGAGGCTTACATGTATATGGAAGAAAAGTTCTAAGAACTGAATCCATTGCAAAAGCCTTCGTTAAAATAGATTAGAAGGAGGATAACTAATGGCTACTTTAACTAAAACAGGCGGTACAGGCACTACAGGTCACGTTGCAGGTAATGGTGTCGCTAAAGTTTATGTGCAAACAACTATTATTGATGGAACATCAACTGCTTTAACAAGTGGTGATGTTTACCAAGCAATTAATGTCCCTGCTAACTCAGTGGTATTAAATGCAGGCATTGATAAAATAACAGCAGGTACTGGAACAGGTACACTTGCATTAGGAGACGGTACAGTAACTTATGTTGCTGCTGCTGTTCAAACTTCTGCAGGTTCCATGACTTCTGGTGATGCTGTTGCGGAAATGTTTGTACCATATCCTACAGCAGACACACTTGATGTGACTGTTGCTACTGCAGACGTTAACTCTAAAGTCCGAGTATGGGCTTTAATGGCTGACTGTGAAGGTCCAGTCGGTGATGACGCTACAGGCGATACATACGCTTAACAATCAACTAAGGTGGGGGGTTAATTCTCCCCACTTTTTACAGGACATACGATGAAAAACATATTTATAATAGCTTTATTAGGTTTCAGCATCACAGGATGTGCAGCAAGTGCAATCAATCTGTCTGCAGATATACCTAAAGAGCAAGAAGTAATAATTTCAATAGAAACTAAAAAATCAAACGATTAAGATGAACAATACGTTTATTACTGCAGGTGCAGCACCTTCTGATACAAATAGGACAGATATATATGAGTGTCCTAGTAATTTTAAAGGTGTAGTAAAGTTTATAAACGTAGCAAACGTAAATGCATCAAGCAAGACAGCTAAGATAGAATACTACGATTCATCCGCTACTACATACTATGCCTTATCAGGTGCAACATCTATAGCAGGAGAAGGCTTTACAAATTGGATAGATACAACTTTAGTATTAGAAGCAGGAGACAAGGTAACAGTTACTGCAGGGACAGCAAGCACAATACATGCAGTAGTAGGTGTAGAATTAATTTATAATCCATTAACAACGTAGGCAAAACATGGCATCATTTCTTTCATTGGTAAACAAAGTATTAGTAGAATTAAACGAACCTGAGCTTTCTACTTCTGCAGACCTATCTTCGGCAGCAGCTACTGTAGGCATACAGAATACAGTAAAAGAAAACATAAATAAATCTATAAGAGACATTGCTACTTCTGAAGTAGAGTGGTCTTACTTAATAGCTTCAGGCACATCTGCACTAACAACAGGTATATCAGAATATACAGCACCGACAGCAGCTAATACAATAGATTGGGATAGTTTTATCCTACTACCTACAGAACTTATAACTAATGGTGAATTTACAAGTAATATAACTAATTGGACAGAATCAAGTTCTGGTACTGGTTCAGCAACATATTCTTCAGGTTCATTATCTTTAGCAGCAGGCTCAGGAACATCTGCAGTTTACCAAGCAGTGTCTTTAACTAGGGGTAGGCAATACATGGTATCATTTGCTATGAAAAATGCTAGCGAATCTGGTACAGCCATTAGCCCTAGCCTTGATGTTTCTGTAGGTACAAGTGCACTAGCTACTGATGTAGTGACAGGCACATATACATCTGCAGGTGGATCAAATGATGAAGGTGATTTAAGTTATCATAACTTTACTTTTGACGCATCTGCTACACAACATTTTTTAACAATAAAAAATTCTACAGCATCTTCTACAGTGCTTGTAGATAACGTAAGCGTAAAAGAAAATTTCCATCCTAAAAGCTTAAAATATTTAAATGAGGATGAGTGGAGACAACGTGTTGCGAGTACTGACAAGCACCAAAACCCAGACCATTTTGCAGAGCCTGATTGTGTATACAGGACTACTAGTTCTGCTACAGCACTTACGTTTGGGGTATCACCTGTTCCAGATAAAAGTTCTTATACAGTGGAGTATGATTATTATACTGCCCCTACAGATTTATCTGGTTCAGATGACACGCCTAGTTTACCAACTCGTTACCACGACCTTATAGTAAAAAGGGCAGCTTACTATACTTTACTTACACGTTCTGACCCACAATTAGCACAAGTATACTTGCAAGAGTACAGCTTTGGCTTACAAAGAATGAGAACTGATTTGCTTAACCGTAAAAATTACATGTTTGCAGTCTAATGGCAGATATGTTGAACCCATTTGTAGTTAACTTTAGAGGCGGTCTAGTCTTGAACAAGTCACAGTTTGAGATGGAGCCAGGAGAAGCTATGGAGTTAAGAAACTTTGAACCTGATATTGGTGGTGGGTATAGACGCATCTCAGGTTTTGTTAAGTTTAATACAAATGAAATTACATCTGGAAGTACTTCAGGTGCTATACTTATGTCTGCTGTATACAAAGATCAAGTTATAGCTGCTAGAGGTACAGAAGTATTTAAAGTACCTACATCTAATGGTTCTGTAACACAGATAGACTCAGGCAGAACTAGTGCAGGTAGAT